AGTCAGAACAAAAGAGAAAGATTTCTGGCTAGAGGGTAACAACGTAGACTCTCAACTTTTTGGGCAAAATTTATTCCCAGACACAGGCACACGCCTAACCATATACGAAGGTGAGCTTGATGCCGCCTCTGGTTGGGAAGCATTGCCTAAATGGCCCCACGTATCTATACCCACAGGTGCTAAGGGTGCCAAAAAATCCCTGCAAAAAGTTTTACCACTATTACAAGGCTATGAAGAAGTCGTACTATTTTTCGACAACGATAAAGATGGTATCGAAGCAGCACAAGAATGTGCTGAACTTCTACCAGCGGGCAAAGCAAAAATTGCTCGTATGGAAAAATACAAAGATGCCTCTGATGCCTTACAACAGGGGGACTCGGAAGCGGTACGTCGAGCTATCTGGGACGCAAAAACTTACCGTCCTGACGGCATTGTTGACGCAAAATCGCTTCTTGAATTAGTAACCACACCTACACCACCAGCTGACCATGACTATCCCTTCAAAGGACTCCAAGAAAAACTACACGGCATCCGCTATGGAGAGCTTACGACGATTACTGCGGGATCTGGAACGGGAAAATCATCCTTCTGCAGAGCCATTGCAAGTGACCTTCTATCTAAAGGCGAACGGGTCGGTTACTTGGCGTTGGAAGAATCGAACAGGAGATCTGCCCTTGGATTGATGTCAGCCGCACTAGGTAAATCATTCCATCTAGGTGAACATGACAAATCAGAACTTGAAAACGCTTTTAGTCGTACTCTATCAAATTGGAATCTATACTTGTTTGATGGCTTTGGGAGTTACGATCCTGACACAATTTACTCTCGCATCGAATACCTTGCCTGTGGATTGGAGTGTCGTGTTGTATTCCTAGACCACCTTAGTATATTATTGAGTGGACTTGATGGCGATGAACGACGTATGATTGACGTTACCATGACTAAGCTACGTTCATTAGTTGAGCGTACAGGCATCGCTCTATTCCTTGTATCGCACCTCAGACGTACTCAGACAGACAAGAACCATGAGGAAGGTGCACGTGTTACACTTGGACAACTTAGAGGATCTGCAGCGATTGGTCAGCTTAGTGACGGAGTTATCGGGCTCGAAAGGGATCAGCAGAACTCAAGCAAACGAGATCATACGATTGTTAGAGTCCTCAAGAACCGCTATTCTGGTGAAGTTGGCGTCGCCACTGAGCTAGTTTACAATTTAGACACCTGTAGTTTCACCGAACATGCAATTACCGAACAACACTTTGACCCGACGACAGACTTCGGGTGACTTGGACGTAGCATTTGACATAGAAACAAACGGTATCGACTCAACTGAAATACATTGTATGGTTTTACAAGACCTAAACAACGGTATAGTTGAATCATTCAATGACCAAACACTTACCAACTCAGTTGTAAATGGCGTTTGTACTCTTGATATTTGCACAAACATTGTATCTCATAACGGTGTGATGTTTGATGTACCACAGCTACAAAAACATTTTCCATTTTTTAATTGTAATCCTACACACTGGGACACATTGATTCTCAGTCGTTACTTTTACTCTGACCTAATGGACATTGATCTCAGACGTAGGTGGCCTATGATGCCAGCTAAGTTGTATGGATCACACAGTCTCGAGGCTTATGGTTTCCGTTTAAACTTACATAAAGGAGACTATGGTAAGACCTCTGATTGGAAAGAATGGACTCCTGAAATGGAGGACTACTGTAAACAAGACGTTGCTATTGTCGCAAAATTATGGACGCATTTCCGCAAAAAGTTGTTGCTAGCGTCAGACTAGAACATGACATAGCAGAGCTTATGGCTAATCAAAAGACTACAGGATGGCCTTTTGACATATCCAAAGCACAACAACTAGAAAACACTTTACTAAAAAGACTGGAAGAACTCAGGCACAGTGCTGAAAGTATGTGCTGGTGTGTCCCAGGAAATTTGTTTACGCCAAGGCGTGACAACAAGAAACAAGGCTACATAGCTGGTGCAGAAATGCAACGGTTAAAGGAGTTCAATCCTAGTAGCAGAGAGCATATTGCTTGGTGGTTCAAGACTAATCAGAATTGGAAACCAAACAAACTCACACCGACTGGTAAAGCAGTTATTGATGAGACTGTTCTCAAAGAAATTGGTACAAAAGAAGCGTTGGTCTTTCTCGAGATTCTTGAAACACAAAAGAAACTTGGAATGTTATCACAAGGAACTAACGCATGGTTGAAGTTGGTCAAGGATGGCAGACTTCACCACTCCTGTTTTATAGGGGCTGCCACGCACCGTATGGCACACTCACATCCAAATCTGGCACAAGTTAGTTCAGACAAGGATTGCCGTGAGCTATTTATTACAAAACCTACATGGAAACTGGTTGACAGTGACCTTGCAGGGATTGAACTTAGGCTGTTTGCACACTACCTTGCCCGTTACGACGGTGGGAGGTACGCTAAAATATTACTTGAGGATGACATCCATCAGGTAAACGCTGACAAGATAGGTATTAGCCGTCGTCAGGTCAAGACTATTACATATTGTTTTCTCTACGGAGGGGGCAACCAAAAACTAGGCTTGTCATACGACAACATGCTGTCCCCAGATGCTGCTGCAAAGAAAGGAGCAGAGATCAGAAAGGCATACATGGAGGCAATTCCTGGGCTGGAAAGCCTTGTCAACGCTACTCGGAAGGTTGCTGAGAAGGGTACAATCCGTGCCATTGACAGACGCAACATTAGAGTGGACAAAGAACACAAAGCCCTTAACTTTCTGTTACAGGGATCCGCTGCAGTCTTAGCGAAGCGGTGGCTAGTGATAACTGATGCCAACTTAAAAGATTTAGAGCATGAAAGATACGCATTTGTACATGATGAACAGGTACTTGGGGCACCCCCTGAAGTGGCTGAACAAGTGGGCGAGGTGTGTAAACTATCTGCAATGCTAGCTGGAGAGTTTTACAATTTACGTATTCCCATTGAAGCCGATGCAAACATTGGTAACAACTGGGCCGAGGTACACTAATGCTACTAATTGACTGCGACTTCTTGGCTTACAAAGCCTCGCAAGTATGCGAAACTGGTATAGATTTTGGAGAGGATGTTATAGTAGCCCAGTCACAGTTCAGTGACGTACTACAAGTCTTTCAGACAGAGCTGGATAAAGTTACTTCAGCAATGATGGATGACGACATCATCTTATATTTTTCAGACCACAAGAATTTTAGGAAGAAAATTTTTCCTGACTACAAAGGGCATAGACAGAAACGTAAACCACTAGGTTACAAACGTCTAGTAAACTATTGTAGTGAAAACTATAGATTTGTTATGATGGAGGATCTTGAAGCTGACGATGCCATAGGTATTGAAGCAACTAAATATCCTGACCCTAGTAACATTATTGTTAGTCCAGACAAAGACATGAAGCAAATCCCCTGTGTTCTATGGAACATGGCTGACGAAGTGGAGGAGATTACACTAGAGCAAGCCGATGATTGGCACCTTATTCAAAGCCTTGCTGGCGACCCCACAGATGGGTACTCTGGTTGCCCAGGAATAGGAGTCAAGCGAGCTACAGCTCTGTTAAACAAGTCCGAATCTAAATGGGATGCAGTGTGTCAAGCATATAGAGATAGAGGGTTATCAGACGATGACGCTTTGCTCAATGCACGTTTGGCTAGAATTTTACGTACAGAAGACTACGACCATGATCTTCAACAACCTATTCTTTGGACACCTAAATGACCGACTCACCTTTGATAGCCAGAACTGGCAGAGTAGAAAACTGGATTAAGAATCCTGATGGCCGTTTACCTGTATCCTGCACTGTCTTTGTTGTCGAAGATAGTATGGAAGGCCCTAACGGTATAGAAGCATCTTGGAGATTTGTCTCCCATGCTTTAAGATATGGAGCTGGTGTAGCAGTACACCTCTCAAACATAAGACCCAACGGACATGAAAATGGGAAGGGTCTAGTAGCTAGTGGCCCAGTGTCATTTGCTAAGGTATATTCTGCACTCAACGAAACCATACGTAGAGGCGGGGTATATAAAAACGGAGCTTGTGTGTGTCACCTTGACTTAGATCACGCTGACGTACTCGAGTTCATACAAACACCCAGACACCAACTACCTTGGATTAAAAGGTGTGTTGATCTTACAACTGATATGTGGGACAAGACTCCTTACAAAAAAGAATTACTCGAAGGTATAAAAGCGGGTGACATTTGGTTAAACAAAATTAAACATGATCGCTATGGAAACAGAATCTACTCCAACGTCTGTCTTGAGGTTTACTTGCCCTCACGTGGAACTTGCTTGTTACAGCATGTCTCTCTCGGTGCCTGTACTATCAGCGACATATCAAAGGGTTTCAGTGAAGGTATGTCCGACTTGTGTAATCTCCATAGCAGGACAGGTATTGGAGAATCTGGAGAATACCTTACCCCAGAAAATGACAGACAAGTGGGGCTCGGTATGCTCGGTCTTGCCAACCTCCTCAGACGTTACAAAGTTACCTACGAAGAATTTGGAGAAGCCTTAGATCAAGTTATACATGGCAATTCTGCTCACGGAAATGCAGGAAAGATAGCAGAGGAAATACAAACAGGAGTATATAGAGCTGCTGAGATAGCACGTCTTCACCATATGGTACGTGCCTTCGCAATAGCTCCTACGGCTAGCTGCAGTTATAACACAAAAGACTTGGACGGATACACCTCTTGTCCCGAGATAGCACCACCAATAGCTCGAAGCGTTGACCGTGATAGCGGTACCTTCGGAGTTACATCTTATGATTATGGCGATGTAGAGATCGCCTCAGAAGTTGGCTGGACTGCATACAAAAAAGTTGCAGACGGTATAATGACACTTCTAGGAAAGACGGGACTTCTTCACGGATACAGCTTTAACTCATGGAGTGACGTTGTAACCTACGACAATGCGTTCGTTGAAGAGTGGCTTGGAAGCCCCCAGACATCACTCTATTATTCCTTACAGGTAATGGGCGATGTTCAGGACAAGTCGAGTGCATATGCAGCCTTAGATGAATCTGAAGTCGACAGTTACTTGGATGGGATCTTAAACAATGAACCCACATGTGATTGCCAAGAATGAAAACACCTTATGATAAACTACTACTCCGCAAAAGAAAGTGGACTCCCGTACAAACGACGGCTGGGAAACTACGTGATGGCTCAGAAGAAACCATCTTCCGTGCTCTTGCAGTACGCCATATGGAGCTTCCTGTGGGTGCCTTTATCGAGGAAGCTCTTACTAAGGAGGTTCCCAAAGATGCGAGAGTACTTTTACAGTCGAATGTAAACGACGAAATAAACCATGACCTAGCGTTAGGTTACATAGTAAACGCAATGGGTGTAGATGAGAAAGCGGAAGCAGAGGCATTACGCCTCCGCACCGCATGGGAAGAACACCCAGACCACACACTAACTAAAGCCTTGGTAGCTGAACGTGCAATATTTTTTGTACTACTACCTTTCTTTAGATTCAATGGTGATGCTGGTCTACGTACAGTCAGTGCAGATATTAGCCGTGACGAACAAATCCATGTTGCTACTAACTCTCTCGTATGTGCTAGCATGGGCTTACGTCCAAGCCCTTCTTTAGACAAACTAAGAAAGGCTACAATAAACTGGATACTACAACCCTTGAAAGCGAACAACGAAGATAAGTACTTAAATAAAAATTTCTGGTTAGAAACCAGTGACCGTTTGATGTATGAAGGCAAAGCTCCTGAGTTAGCCGATACCAAACGTGCCCGTATGCCTGCGTTTTTTGAACATGCAAACACCAATTTACCCCAGTACTCTTGATTGGGGACGTATCGAAAAGATACTTGACGAACTTGACAAGCAGTTTCCTGACAAGTTTCCTGACCACAACCTATCGGAGAAAGCAATATCTTATAGGGCTGGTCAGCTGTCAATAATAAGATTACTTAAACATAAACTCAAAGGAGAATAATTATGTGTGTCGGCCCAATCGCTAATCTATTCGGAGGCGGACGATCAACCCCAGCTGCCCCACCAACACCAGCCCCACCAACTACCCCACCACCCCCAATGCCTGTACAGACAGCCCCAGTTGAGGCTCCTACAGCTCCTACTCCAGCTCCTGTAGAACAGGATGAGACAAAGAGAAAGGCAAAGGTTAAAGCAAAGAGAGTTCAAAAAAGATCTCGAGCTAGAGGCACTACACAGCTACAAACCAAGAAACCAGCGTCAGGCGGATTGAAAGGTATTAACACTTCTCAAGGCGTCAACACTGGCGGAGGCGGTAGCGGTGGCGGAGGAGGCACCTACTAATGGCCTTCGCACGGAAGCGGTACCATGAACTATCGTCCCACCGTGAACAATTTTTAAACGTAGCATATCAATGTGCAGAGTTGACCATACCTACTCTTTTGATGAGGAATGAAAACAACTCAACATACACTGATTTTCAAACACCATTCCAGTCGGTTGGAGCAAAAGGAGTTAGCACTTTGTCAGCAAAGTTGATGCTATCTCTTTTACCTCCATCGACTTCTTTTTTTAAGTTACAACTAGATGACTCTAAACTAGGTACGGAGTTACCTCCAAATGCAAAGAGTGAATTAGACTTAAGTTTTGCAAAGATAGAACGTATGATTATGGAGAGCATTGCTGCCTCCACAGATCGAGTTCAAATTTTTGCAGCTTTAAAACATCTTGTTGTCACTGGCAACGCTCTTTTATATATGGCTAAAGATGGTATGAAAGTATATCCATTAAATAGGTATGTAGTTGAAAGAGATGGTAATGGTCACGTAATGGAAATCATAACCAAAGAACGTGTAAGTAAAAAATTACTTGGCATGGACGAGGAGTATGATGGCCCCAACGATGATGAAAAGTCAGAGTATGGCGGTAAAGATTGTGATGTCTACACGTGTGTAAAACGTGATGACAATGGATGGATGTGGTTTCAAGAAGTACATGATAGAATATTACCAGACAGTTATGGCAAAGCACCTTTAGATAAAACTCCTTGGCTACCATTGCGTTTTGTAACTGTAGACGGAGAAGATTACGGACGTTCTAGAGTAGAAGAGTTCCTCGGGGATTTAAAATCTTTGGAGGCACTAATGCAAGCTCTTGTTGAGGGCAGTGCAGCTGCAGCTAAAGTAATATTTACGGTATCTCCTTCTTCAGTAACTAAACCAAGTTCACTAGCAAACGCTGGTAATGGTGCTATTATACAAGGACGTCCAGATGATGTGGGAGTTGTACAGGTAGGTAAAACTGCTGATTTCCAAACCTCATTTCAATTAGTCAATGTTTTAGAAAGACGTTTGGCAGAGGCTTTTCTTGTTTTAAATGTAAGGCAATCAGAAAGAACTACAGCCGAAGAAGTCAGAATGACCCAGATGGAGTTAGAACGTCAGCTTGGCGGACTCTTCAGCTTGCTAACAACTGAGTTTCTAATACCCTACCTAAAACGTAAGATGCACATGCTAACTAAATCCAAAGAGATACCTAGTATCCCTAGTGGTTTAGTCAAACCTACTATAGTAGCTGGTATAAATGCTTTAGGAAGAGGACAGGATAGAGAATCATTAATAACATTTATAACTACTATTGCTCAGACAATGGGCCCTCAAGCATTGCAACAGTTTGTTAATGCTGACGAAGCTATCAAACGTCTTGCTGCTGCTCAGGGTATAGACATACTTAACTTAGTTAAGAGTATGGATGAACGACAAGCAGAACAAGAACAAGCTATGCAAGCACAGCAAATGCAATCTTTAACAGATCAAGCTGGTAAACTTGCTGGAACTCCTTTAATGGATCCTAGTAAAAACCCTGAAATTATAGACGCACTTAACGGTGCTGCAACCGCTCAACAACCACCACAGTAACTATGGCTGAAACATTCACCTATGACCCTTCAAATGACCCAGAAGCTATCGCAGCTGCTGAGGCTAGAGATGCAGAATCTTTAAAAGTTGGTGAGGATCTTGTTGAAAAACAGGAGAACCTACTAGCTGGTAAATATAAAAACCCTGAAGAGTTAGAAAAAGCATACCTTGAGCTACAGAAAAAACAAGGAAAACAACCTGAGTCTGAACCTCAATCCGAGGAGGCACCTAACTACGAAGATAGGATGTACACAGAGGAAGGTAATGTCAACTATGACACAGCTAACGAACTGTATGGTGATAATTTAGGAGAGCTTTTCAAAGCAAATGAGATTGACCCGTTTGAGATGAATAAACATTTTGCTGAAAATAATGGCACACTATCGGAAGATATGTACGATCAATTAGAATCAGCAGGATTAAATAGAACTTTAGTCGATTCCTATTTAGAGGGATTACGTACTCAGATGGGAGGAGAACCACAACAGGTTTTATCTGAATCAGATGTTGAAGACATAAAAGCCATATCAGGTGGTGACAAAGCCTATGACAATTTGATGGAGTGGGCTGGTTCAAAGTTGTCTAAACAAGATGCAAAAGACTATGATGATGTTTTAGCTACAGGTAATAAAACAGCAATCACATTCGCAGTAAAAGCACTTATGGCTCAATACGAAAATGCAAATGGGCGTGACCCCAAGTTAGTCACAGGCAAACAGTCTGCTCCTGAACGATACAGGAGTATGGCTGAGGTAACTAGGGATATGGCTAAACCCGAATACCGCACAGACGAGGCATACAGAGATGATGTCCTCAGAAAACTAGCCGCTTCAAATCTAAACGTATAGGAGTTGATCCCATGAAAATGCCAAAGAAAAAAATGATGAAAGGTGGAAAGAAAGGTAAGGGGGGTAAGAAGTATTAATGCCATACTCTAGCTATTCACCAAAGCAGAAAAAGTTAGCTGCGTTAGCTGGTAACAAAAAGAAAATAGATCGGGCTGACCTGATCGCATTACGGACTAAGAAAGGTGGCAAAAAGAAAGGGCGTAAGCCTGTCTCTCGGAAGAGGGGAAAAATCTCGTAAAGGCGGCCTAACAGCTAAAGGTAGAGCCAAGTACAATCGTGCTACAGGCTCTAACCTAAAGGCCCCACAGCCAGGGGGAGGTGCTAGGAAGCGTTCTTTCTGTGCTAGAATGAAGGGTGTAAAAGGCCCTATGAAAAAACCAAACGGTAAGCCAACCCGTAAGGCGTTGGCACTCAGGAGATGGAAGTGCTAATGGCCTATAAAAAGAAAAAGAAAAAAGGAAACAGCAAATGCGGCTGCAAACACGGAGGTAAATAATGGGTAAACTATGTGCTAGAGGTAAGGCCGCAGCTAAACGTAAGTTTAAGGTCTACCCATCTGCATACGCTAACGGCTATGCCGTACAGGTATGTAAAGGTAAAATTAAAGGTAGTGACGGTAAACGTAGAACTGCCAAAGGTTACTCTAAAAAGAAAAAAAGGTAATGGCTAAATTAACACCCAGACAGGAAGCCACTCTAAAAAAACATCAGAAACATCACACTGCTAAACACATGGCTATGATGAAAAAGATGATGAGAGACGGGTCTACTTTTACAGCTGCACATAAGGCAGCTATGAAGAAAGTAGGAAAATGAGTCTTAAAAGATGGTTTAAGGAGAAGTGGGTAGACGTTAAGACTGGTAAGCCATGTGGAAGACAGAAAGGCGAAACCCGTAAAGGCTACCCTGCCTGTAGACCATCAAGGCGAGTCTCGTCTAAAACCCCTAAGACCTCCTCGGAGATGTCTAGTAAAGAACGTACTAGATTTCGTAAATCCAAAACAAGTTCAAAACGAATTAACTACAACCACAAACGAAGAAAGAGATGACACATCACAACCATGAAGGTGACAGATGGCATGTAGCAGAGGAGGTAAATGGCCGACTCGCAATGCTAGGTATATTAGCAGCTATAGGTGCCTACGCTTGTACAGGGCAGATTATACCAGGAATTTTTTAAGCCACGTCCGTTCATCCCTAACGGGACGCATGCAACCTAATCATGGAACGGGGGTTAGGGTATATGGAGATTACAATGACTGTAACTTACGTATATCGTGGCATTGAGTACACAAGAGTAGTCAAGAAATAGTTGACTTGGGAGGTGCAACTCCTCCCTACTCTATTGGCTTCTGGCCCCTACGGGGATACCCATAAGCCGTCTAGACGGTGGGATAGACCACAAAAACATAGTGAGTCGCATAAGACTTGCAACTTTTCACGTGATAAGACGATAATTTATACCTAAATTTTTTTTAGAAAAATGGCACAACAGTCAACAAATGATCCAGCTTCACAATTAAATCTGGGTCGCATTAACGGTGCTGGTAACGCTACTAACAATAGGGATTTATACCTAAAATTGTTCAGTGGAGAAATGTTTACTGGCTTCCAAAGAGAGACAATCGCTAGAGATTTAGTTCAAAAAAGAACACTCACAAACGGTAGGAGTTTACAGTTCATCTATACTGGACGCACAACAGCCGAGTATCATACTCCAGGAAATTCCATCCTAGGTAATGACCAGAAGGCACCTCCAGTAGCTGAGAAAACAATTACAGTCGATGATCTCCTTATTTCTAGTGCGTTCGTATATGAGCTAGATGAAACACTCTCACATTACGAATTGAGGGGAGAGATTTCCAGAAAGATTGGATATGCTCTTGCTCAAAAGTATGATAGACTAATTTTTAGAGCTATCGCTAAAGGTGCTAGACAGGCTTCTCCAGTTAGTATGACTAACTTTGTAGAGCCAGGTGGTACTCAAATTCAAGTTGGTGGCGGATCTGACGCAGACGACGCTTACAACTCAACTCACCTAATCAATGCGTTCTACGACGCAGCTGCAGCTCTTGACGAAAAAGGAGTCAGTGAGGACGGTAGAGTGGCTGTATTGACACCTCGCCAATACTACGCTTTGATACAGAACATTGAATCAAATGGTCTAATCAACCGTAACGAAAGAGGCGACGCATTGCAGTCTGGTAACGGCATCATCGAGATAGCTGGTATCCAGATCTTCAAGTCTATGAATATTCCATTCTTTAGTAAGTATGGTACTAAGTATGCTCCTGCTTCAGGTGCTTCTGCTGGTACTGACCTTGCTACAGTAGATCCAGGAAATACTGGTTCATGGGTTTCAGAGGGTATTGAAACAGCAAACACCGCAACAGGTAACAACTACGGTGCACGTCAGAACTACGGTGCTGCAAGTAACTTTGCAAACTCATGTGGATTAATCTTCCAACGTGAGGCCGCTGGTGTAGTCGAGACAATCGGCCCACAGGTTCAAGTAACAAGTGGAGATGTGTCTGTTGTCTACCAAGGTGACGTGATATTGGGACGTATGGCTATGGGAGCAGATTTCTTAAATCCTGCTGCCTCAGTAGAATTGTTCGCAGGAACAACTACAAAGCCTGCAGCTTTCAACTAATACATTTTATACGGGGGCACACGCCCCCCTTTTCTTATGGCAGCAATAACATATGGTGTGTCCACCGAACTGGATGCAGTAAACGCAATTCTTATGAGTGTTGGAGAGTCACCCGTCAACACCCTCACAGTGCAGAGCCCAGATGTGGCTATTGCTCAGGCAACTCTTCGACAAGTCTGCCGTGAGATACAAACACAGGGCTGGGTGTATAATACAGAAAATGACTATCCTATTCAATTAGATAGTAACAACCACTGTGTTATCCCAAACAACATCCTTCAACTAGACCTAAACCATTTTAGGCATGGTAATGATTTCGATGTTGTTAGAAGAAGTGACAACGGTATAATGAAAGTCTATGATAAGATAGGACATTCATTTGAATTTAAAAATGTCACAGGTGGTAAATTATATTTTGATGTAATCTGGATGCTAGATTTTGAAGATCTACCACAGGCATTTAAGGACTACATTACTACCAGAGCGTCGAGGATTGCCTCTAACCGCATGGTAAACAACCCACAGGCTGCTAAGTTACTCGAGTCAGACGAGGCTCTTGCAAGGGCAGCAGCGTTGGAGTATGACACTTCACAGGCTGACTATAATATCTTCACAGATACTAAGTATCAGCATAATCCCAACAGCACCTATCGTCCATCGCAAGTTATTAGAAGAATGTAATGGCAAGTATTAACCAACGTATTCCTAACTTTCTCGGAGGAGTTTCACAACAGCCAGATAAAATAAAATTTCCTGGGCAGTTACGAGTATGTGACAATGCTGTGCCTGACATAACTTTTGGCCTAAAAAAACGTCCTCCTGCAGAGTTTATAGGTAAACTAACAAACGCCAATACCACAGGTCATTGGTATGACATATTAAGAGACGGTGACGAGAAATATATTGTACAGATCACACCGTCCCTTACAGGATCTATGCCTATAAGAGTATGGGACATAGCAGATGGGACTGAAAAATCTCTGACAAATTCTTCTGGAGATTCTATATTTAGTTATTTATCAGGAGCAACATCTCCATATTCTGTACAGACAATTCAAGATTACACCTTGATAGCTAACCCTAACAAGACTATAGGAACTACAGGAACAACTGATGCACCAATATTAAATGGAGACTACTCGTTTGCAAGGTTAGACACTATTGCATACAATACAGAATATGTATTATACACAGGATCAGCCCCAACACCAAATACATACTATCGTGTAACCTCAATCAAAGTCGACGTTGTACAAAGTGGTAGTCTTAACGGTGCTACATTTGATGACAGTAACGAAGACGGAAGGTTCGCTGGAAGTATTGTTTGGTCATTCACAGGTGGTCAAAATGTAACTACAACTGGAGCTCAGGTTGGTGGTACTAATATCACTGAGGGTATTGAGGGTAGCTTACAGGTAAACGCTCAAAGTTTTATAAAAGACAATATAGCTACATATCAAGCTAGTGGATCTACTGGAACTCCATCAAACTCTGGTTCAGGAGCTGACTTTATTGGGTACACACAAGACTATGATACTAGATATACTGCAACAGTTACCTTAAAAAATGGTGGTATAATTAAAACAAGTAATACAAATACAGCTCAGGGTTTATTCATTGATGTAGCTTTAGAAGGGCAAACATACCGTATATCCGTTGAAGCTGTTGAGGAAGTTACCACATATGATGGGGTATCTAATATAGCATACCATAAAACTCCACGTAACCCATCTGAGGGTTATCTCAGTATGGCTACTATTCTTAAAGGTTTAGCATCTTCTGTAAATAGCTCACTTCCTAACGTCTCTGCTGAGGTTATTGGTAGTGGTTTATTTCTAAATGGTACAGGTGCTGACGGTGTAAACTTTCTTGGAGGTGCCGTAAACGAAAACATGAGTGTCATAGGTCAGAAAGCACAGGATATTAGTAGGCTACCAGCTATGTGTAAACAAGGTTATGTGGCTCAAATTTCAAATACTGCTGACTTGGAGACTGATGATTATTATGTAAAATTTTTTGCAGATAATGGTAGTTCTGGTGTAGGTAGCTGGGAGGAAACTGTAAGGCCACATAACTTCGATGGTTCTGGAAACGACCCAATGGTAAAGGGTTTAGACCCCGCAACCATGCCACATGCACTTATAAACAACCGTAATGGTACGTTTACTTTTGTTAAGCTAGACTTATCAACAGCAAACTCACAGGGTAATGAAAATTATTGGAAAGATAGACAGGTAGGAGACGATGTATCTAACCCATTTCCTAGTTTTAACGGTCAAACTATACAAGAATTGTTCTTTCACAGAAACAGATTTGGGATTATATCTAACGAACAGGTAGTTTTAAGCCAGCCAGGGGGGTACTTCAACTTCTTTATTGTGTCTGCTATAGCTGCTAGTGATGATAATCCTATAGATATTACTGTATCTGACATCAAACCAGCGTTTGTAAACCACACACTACCCATACAAAAGGGTCTTATGTTGTTTAGTGATAATGCTCAGTTTATATTATTTACAGAATCTGACATATTTAGCCCTAAAACAGCTAGATTAAAGAAGATAGCTAGTTATGAATGTGATGCTTCTATTGATCCTGTAGATCTAGGAACCAGTGTATTGTTTACTTCTAATGTCTCAGCATATGCTAGGGCGTTCGAGGCTACTGTGGTAGATGACGATGTACCTCCTAGTATAATAGAACAGACAAGGGTAGTACCAGAGTTCTTACCTAAAGATATAACCAAATCAACTAACTCAGCTGCTATAGGTATAACTTCCTATGGTAAAAAAGGAGATGACCAAGTTTATCATTATAAATACTATAATGCAGGACAAAAACGTGAGCAATCAGCATGGTATAGCTGGACTCTTACAGGTACAATGCAACACATGCTGTACACAGCTGGTAGTTTCTTTACAGTAACAAAACAAGGATCTGACTATATATTGTCTAGACATGAGTATGTTGCTGATGCTAACGCTAATAGAACTTATGTACTAGGTGGTGTGGCATCTGATGTAGGAGAGGCAACCAAGACTGCAAGGTGGTTTGAACCATGCTTAGATAGTATGGCTATACCAAGTAGTTTTACCTATACTGCTCAGGGTGGGTCTAATCTTACAGAAAAAACTGTAGTTACTATAGGCTACACACCTACAAGTGCTGACAACTTTTTCTTAGTTGGTTTGTCTGGTAATGATGGGTCAGGTAACTCTATAGCTGGTATGGTACGTAAAGCTGATGCTGTAGGAACTAACAGTGCTACATTTAATAATTTACATCTTGCTGCGGGTGCTAAGGTCGCAGTTGGGTATAAATACACAACACTGATTGAGCTACCTACATACTACTTTACTCCTAGTGCTAACGTCTATGACATGGATGGTGAGCTAAGAATATCTGGTATAAACTTTGAGCTAGGTGTAAGTGGCCCTATGGAGTTTCATATATCATCTACATTTAATGACATGGCTGACTTTGTACAGTTTGAGTCAGGAATGATAACTAACGCTACAAGTTTTAACACACCACCCTCGGAGTTGACAAAACAAGTAAGAGTACCATTGTATAAGAAGACAGATAAATATAGGTTACAAATACAAATACCAGACCCCTTTTCCACTGCCCTACTCTCAGCTAGCTGGGATGGCAACTATAATCCAAAACGACATGTACGTAGGTAAGTATATACAGCCTTGCACTCCTGAGCTTGCTCTAAGTGTAGGGCTAAACTTACGCTGGGAAGACAGACGTGAGGCAGAACAAACAACAGGTTTAGCTGCAGAGGCTTCTATAATAGAGTCACATTTCAAATCTGCATATTCAGTATATTTTAAGGTTCCCAACGGCAAGGCTGCTGGAGTGGCGGGAGTAACTTCCCAAAATATAATATGGATGTTATGTACTGATGCAAGCACAGAATACCCACATACATTTGTAAGGGAAGCAAAACGCTGGGTAAATAGTTTACCTAATCCTTATTTATGCAATGTAGCAGATATGAGAAATGAAGCACATATAAAACTGTTAAAGATGTTAGGTTTTACGTTTATCAATTATTATGTCTACAATAAAGTCCCACTTATCGAATTTATAAAACCATGTGTACCCCCCTTGCTTTAGGAATTGCGGCAGGAGGAGCCTCGGCTGTTACTGGTATTATGCAACAAAACCGAGCACATAGAGCTCAGGTTGATGCTGTTAATAGATCCAATCAGATAGCTAGGCAAAAATATCTAAATGATATTACAATATCCGCATTTAATGATAGGCAGAAAGGACAGGTCTTTACAGCACAGTTACAGGCTGACGCTGCATCTAGAGCTGCCTTCTATAAACAAAAAGAATTTAATCAGATTGAAGCTAACAGAGCTAGCGAATCTGCACAACAAGAATTAAGAGAAAAAATTACTGAGTCTTTATTTTCTAGCCAAGCTAATTTAGCTAAGGCAATACAAGCTCAAGGTACTATATTAGCAAGCGGACAGGCTGCTGGTCAGTCAACTATGCTTTCACTAGATCAAGCTGAAAGAGAATTAGGTTATGCTCAAGCTCAGTTAGATGCTTCTGTATTTGATGCTACTAAAGCATATGGTATCAAACAATTTGGAGTAAACTTAGATCAATTCTCAAGTGATGTAAGTGCATATAACAGAATTACAACTACCGCACCAATGGCCCCAGCTGCGTCATTTATGACAATGCGACCCATTGAACAAGCTCCACCACCTAAGCCATCCATATTGACACCTATACTTGGTGGATTTGTGACTGGTGTACAGACTGGATATGGCGTAAAAGCCGCATTAAGAAACTAAAACTATGGCATACAAAAGAAGTACCTCGTTTAGTGGATACCGTCAAAGAATTACTCCTGATAAGTCAAGAGAATTAGCTGATAGAGCCAAGGCCCTAGAAAAACAGCGTAAGGAATCCGTTAAAGGTATGGAGAGAGCAAGCTCTCAACAACTAACAGAATTAAATCGTCTGTCTAATTTAGAGGCACGATCAGATCAGTATGAACTTGAAAATCTTAGTAAATTTAGTAAAGCTATAAATGATGCTGTACAAGTTAGTGCTAAGACGTTTGGAGTTGATTATATTGAAAGAAAACGTCAAGAAGCTATAGATGATTATAGAGCTGGTTTAGCTGGAGACAAAGATGCACTAGCTAAAACTGACCTTAACTTATCTCAAGTTCAAGAGATAGAATCAAGAATTAATGAACTTGATGAAGAAAGAGAAGTAAAGTTTACAGAGATAGAAAAAAAGTTAAAATTTAGTGATTTAGAAACTAAGTATAGATTATTAAACGCTCGTAAACTTGGTTCAAACTATGCCTATGGATATAGTAAAGCTCACTTGTTGGAATCAGCTAAAGGCTTTATGCCTTGGTTTATGAACTCAACACAAGAAAATAATACTGTTATTGGTGAAAGGTTAGATGGCACTGAACTAAAGGTTAATGATTATGATGCTTTATTTGAGTCTGAAGATAGAAAACAAGTAGAAGATTTCTTAATACGAGAGTATGAGAAAAAAAGTAACATAGCTTCACTTAACCCTAAGATTGTAAATGCTTATTTAACTCAAAGCGTAGTTAAACAAGTACAAGAATTTAGAACTAAAAAGTTAAATGATGAAATACAGGCCGATGCTGCAGAAAAGATTAGATTACAAAATGTTAATCTAGATACAGCTATAAATCTATTTGAGTTAAAAACAAACGACAAAGGAGAGGTTATAGAGGTTGGTAATTTTTCCGATGCAGTAAACAACATCTTAGTAACAGGAAGAGGTTTACATTTTAAAGCTGGTACTACAGGTGCATCTGGAGAGGCTAACAAAGATAACTTACGAGCAGTTTTTGTTGATAGCACATCTCAATTAGATGAGGACGTAAAAATTCTTAAGCTAATAGATTATATACAAAACAAAAAGTTTAATATACCAAATTTAGGAAATAAAACTTTAGTAGAGGCTTTTCCAATAAAATTTGATGTTGATAAACTAAAGGCAGATATTTTTGCTAAAAGAGAAGACAATCTTACTAAACTTACAAGAGCTAAAACTAAGGAATTAAATATAAAAATAGCTACACTTAAATTTCAGTATGATACAGAAAAAATTGACAAAGTAACATATTTAGGAACAGTAAAAGAATATCAAAAAGATGCAAATTATGCAGCTGTTACTAATAGGACACAAATATTTACTGATGCTTTAAAGTACTCTCCACAGTACCAAAACACTGAAAATGGTTTAGCACAAGCACGTAAAGAAATAAACAACTTTGGCACAGTATCTGCAGAAACATACACATCTTTAAAATTAGAGGATCAAAAATTAATTAAAGAAGATCAAATTTCTACAGGTTTAAGGTGGGATCAAACTTTAGAAGGTAAAAAATTACTTAAAGAGTATATAGGTGACGGAGGTAAGATCAAAGATGCTCTTACAACATCATTTTTGGGTGCTGGTAAAGCATTAAATGTTTCAGGATCTAAAGACGTTACACTACAAAATGCCATCGAGTTTGCAGAAACAAAGTATGTATATGAAGTCTATAGAAACTTTAAAAATACTTATAAAGGTGAAATACCTGAAAATATGGATCCAGATATGTTTTTCTGGAAGATGGCGGCTGAGTCAGTTGTTTTACAAGCACAACAAGCTAAAGGAGCTGATCTTGGAAGTAACCCTTTTGCAATGACGTTTGCATCTGATAGTATCCAAGGTGTTTTTGCAAACCCTAAATTTGCAGAAGTACAAAAGGGAAGTTTTGCTTATAGTGCTATAAACGATTTACAAGAATCTAAAGATGAGCTAAATAGAATATCAAGTATGTTAAATGAGTCAGTAAGTAACGATGCACTTCTTGATCTTGCAGAAAAAATATTTGATACTGACCTTAGAAAAACACGTCTTAATTTCTTACAAAACGATGGAGTCTATTCAGGAGAAAGTCAATTTGTTATTAATTTAGCTCAACGTGACCCTCTCAAACGTGACCCATTTACATTAGCTAATGCTTTACGTGAAAAACTTAATTTACCTATAGTTGATATTAATGTGATTCCAGAAGAATCTCGTAATTTAATTAACTTTTATAAAACTCTTAGTGTAGAAACTAGAAATTTATTACAAAGTAGATATTCTGTTGAACGAGAAAGAGGCATTAATATGGCTGGTTTAATTAGTGTTAATGATTTACACAGAGCTATAGTCAGTACTGGTATAAACTATGATGACCTAGATGACGGTGAAATAGCAGCTGCACTTACTATATTTAATGAAAGAGATCCAGAAAACAAAGTTACTAGGATTCAATACGATAATGATGACACTATAAAAGAAAAAATATTTAAGATACATGTTAATAGTCTTTTAAAAGAAGCTATAGCAGCAACAGATAACAAAGAGATAGCTATACAAATGGTTGCAGCTTCATTTGGTTCTGGTAATATGAACGAGTATGCAACTCAACAAAATCGTAGAATTACAAGAAGTTTACTAAACTCATACTATAGAGGTTGGAACCCCGACACTAAAAAAGATCTATGGAATGTTGTCGAAAGAGATGATGGTTCTATTATTAAGGTGTCTGCTGATTTAAGTTTAGACACAGTAGATATGACCTCTGGGGGTGTTCAATTAGCTTTAGATAACCTTGAAGAAAATGTACCATCTCAATTTACTATAGGTAAAAACAACCGTAAACAAGTTAATCCTGCATACCGTAAGTACGAGCAGACTAAAGAAAAACTTTTAGCACAAAAACGTGTGTTACAGTATCTAGAAGGTAATTATAGCAGTAAAAGTGTCGCTTATGACATTAACAGTGATGATATATTCTGGGGTTTATTAGGTGTAAATATACCCAGTAAAGACATGTACTATGATGTACGTGCAGTTTTAGGGCCAAAAAACTTTAAAGAGTTTCTTGCCGAGGTCGATAAAAAGTTTTTTGAAGAGACTGTGTACACTGAACGTCCAAGAGGTTTGTTAGGTAATCGAAAACAACAAAGAATGTACTCTGACATAGTTCTTAGAGAGCTAAAAAAACTAGATCAATTTTTTATAACATCAAACAATGAATGAAGAAATAGTAAATGAGGGGTATCAATATGATGCGTTAGATACCATCATAGACAACTCTAACTCTCTAGAAACACCTGTTCAGAAGCCTAATGAGCCTGAAGTAAATACTGGTATTGACCCCTCCTTAAGTCAAGGGTTTTTACCAGATGGCCCTGGAGAGGCCCTTAAAGAAGCTGGTAAAGCTCTTGTGGGTGGTGCGGCAGATGCTGTAGACAGTGTAGGTAGTTTCTTGGATCTTTCAGGAGATACAATACTAACAGGTATGAATAAATTATTTGGTACTAATTTACAAGAATCAAATGATATTACAAGTTCAGAATATAAGTCTGGAGCTTGGTGGGATATACCCGACGAATATGTACCAGAAAACCATTCAGGTTTAGGTAATTTAGTTAGAGGACTAACAGAGTTTGGTGTCTTATCAGTAGCTACAGGAGGTTTTGGAGCTGGAACTGGTGTTGCTATGAAAGCTAGTAAAGTTGCATACAAGGCTGCAAGATTAGCTGGATATGGTAAAAAAGGTTCTAAATTTATAGCATTTATACCTAGAGGTGCACAGATAGCTAGTGAAGGTGCTGTAGCAGATCTAATATCAAATAGCTCTGAGTCAGCAAATATAGCAAATTTAGTAGCAGACTTTGCTCCTTTTATGCCTTTTACTGAAGCATTAGCAGTTGATCCTGAAAAGGACAGTTCTTGGACAGCACGTTTAAAAACAGTAGCTGCAGGAGCAGGGGTTAATCTAGCTGGTCACTTCTTAGCTGGTTATGTTAAGGCAGCATATAGAGCTGTTAAAGAGGTTAGAGCAGGAAAGACTATTGACCAAGCCAATCTCATTGCTAACAAACAACTAGCAGAAGATATTGAAAAAGGCTTTGAACTTGACGAAAAAAATTTTAACGAGATTGAGGCATATAGAAACGGTAAAGGTTATGGTCTATCAAATAAAAATAGACGTCTAGAATATGTTAAGAAACATTTAGAAGAAGAAGACGGTATTGAGTACGAAAATTTGTTAAAAGGTGAAGAACCTAGTGACATTATACGTCAACAAGTTATAAATAAAAACCCAGAACTTGACCCAGATATTTACCCAGTCGATCTTATAAGAGAGTTAGCAATAAAAGATATAGATGAATTAGCTGAACGTGTGGGTAAAAGTGTTGGTGATCCTTGGATAAAAGAACAAGGTGCTAGTTTAGAACAACTCTCTGATAATGCTTTAAAAGGTAAAGACCCATTCGTAGATGCACCTTCTTTCTCATCTAGTGAAAAAGCTAGTATTAGACCTGATGCTGACACAGTTAAAGAAGCAACAGGTAAAAATTTAGAAGAATCTTTATTTAATTCACAAAGAGGAGATACCCCATCTAGTGCATCACCTATATACACAGAAACTGCTTTAAAAAAATTAACGGGTAATAACAAAGGTATTAGAACACTTTTAAATGAAGTAGCTGATGAAATATCAGAAAAATTATTTAGAGAACAAGATTCTTTAACAGGAATAAAAAGAAGACTTGCTCCAGCTCAGTTTAAAAGGTTAATACTAGATCAAGCTGAAGAAATACAAAATTTAATTGTTGAAGGTAAAGATGCTTTTGCAAAAGGCATGGCTGACTTTACTAATGGTAAGTCATCTACATTTATACATTATATGTATGACCCAAACCCTAATTCAAAAGGTTTGTATGTAGCTACTCCTGCAACTCGTCATGCAATGAATTTAGTAATATTAAATTTAGCTAAACAAATTGAATCATTTGCAATAGCTGGTGCAGATTTACCTAAAAACTTTAACAAGTTTAGGCAAGCAGATGAGATGTACGATTTAATAAAAGTCTTAATGATTGAGCAGAAAAAATCTGCTTATGTTGCTGGTTTAACCTTATTACAAAATAAAAATTATGTTATTGATAGTTTTTTAAAAGAATCTATTGATAATAAAATTGCTGATATTGTTAAGGAAGTAACAAACTATACAGACGAATTAAAACGTGTTAAAAATCAGCTTGGACAAGAAGCTGCTGACACTTTAATGGACATACATCGTTTGTCTGGAGGAGTTGTTAGACATTATGAAAGTATCCATAATTACTTACTTGCTAAGAAAACTTTAAATCCATACAGAATGATTGCTGGTACTAACATTGATGGTAACAGAGTCAGACCACGTATTAATGAAGAATTAGCGTCAGTATATTATAACTCACTTTTAAGTGCTCCGAAAACATTTGTTAAAGCTGTTGTTAGTACTAATATGATTGCAGTAGGACGTCCTATAGCAGCGTATGTTGGTGCAATTATGAGAGGAAACCATCAAGAAGCTGTTATCGCAGCTTCTATGTTAGACTCTACCATGAGAGCAGCTAAAGAAGGTTTACAAGCATTTGGCCACAACTGGGATTTAGCAGTTAATAAAGGTAAGAAACAAACCTATGCTGGTAAGTTTGATGTTGCTAAAGATCTTAATGACTGGAACTCACTTAATTCTTACTATAGTGAGTTTGCAAATGCTCCAGAGTCTATGGCACATCGTTTTGTAAATATGGTAGTTAAATTTAATACAAGTCCATTTTCTAGGTACAGTACTACTATTATGGGGTCTGGTGATGCTCTTGCAAGAACCATAATAGGTAGACATGAAATGAGAATGAGAGCTGCCAGAAAAGCGATTGACGATGGTGTTGATATAAAAGATATTAGACGGACTGCAGCACAGATAGAGGAAAATTTTAGAGACGAAATTTTTACTAAAGTTGATAATCAGTGGGTAGTTACAGACCAAGCCGCATCGTTAGCAGGAAATGAAGCTGCACTTACAACAGCTTTACCTAACAATGTTGCAGTATTTCAACGTCTACAAGAACTACCAGTTATAGGTCAACTATTCTTTCCATTTATGAGAACTGGATACAATGCTTTACGTTTAACTTTTAGTCATACTTTCTTAGAAGCATTTACTAAAAAATATGATGATATTGTAAGAATATCCAAAGAAAATCCCTCAGTGTTACGTCAATATGGTATAAGACCAGAAGATGCGGCTAATGCTAGAGCTATGATGGAGGGTCGTATTGCTGCTGGTACTTTACTTACAACTATTGTGGGTGGTTTAGCTTTAACAGGTGGAGTCACGGGTAGTTTACCAGAGGATAGAGAAACCAGAGAATTATGGAGAGCAAATAAGATACAACCCAACTCCTTTAAAATTGGGGATACTTATGTTTCATATCGAGAATTAGAACCATTTAACACATTATTTGCTTTAGCCGCAGATATAGTAGCAAGTTCTCATACTTTAGGTGAAGATAGACTTGACGATGCTTTTCAAAAACTTATATTTATGTTTGGATCAGTGTTAGTTGACAAGTCTATGTTAGCTGGAGCTGATGATCTAGTTAGTGTATTTGACCAATCGACCTCTCCTAGACAGCTGCAAAATACTATTGCTAGATTTGCTAGAGGTGTTCTTCCTTATTCTGGTTTATCACGTAGTTTAGCTGAAGTTGTACAGGCCAATAAGACAGAAGCTAATAACATAAAAGAAATGTTATTTCAAAATGACGTTGTATTTAAAGCAACTAACTACACTAAGTACGACATTCTTAACAAAGATAGGTCTGGTAAACCGTACATTGTTTCTCCTACCAATCCTTTACTAAGATTGTTAAACTTTGTTAGTCCTATTGCTATAGGATACGCTGACGGAGATCCAGTTAAGGAAGCATTGTTAGATATAGGCTACAACATTCCCCAGGAACTCAGTTATTACAACGGAGAACCACTAACTTCAAGAGAAAAGTCAGAATTACAAAGATTAATGTCTACTGATGTTCAATTTAGAAAAAATCTTGAACAAATTATATCAGATCCAAGGTGGAAAGCTGGCGTAGAGGAGTATAGACGGGGTGGATTACTAAATAGAGAAGGGTATGACGTGGTAAGAGCACCTTTTTACCAAGTAATACGTGAAGAATTTATAAGAGTAAAGGCTAGAGCTATGCAAGAATTGTTAAATGACTCTAGTTTTGCTGATTTAAAAACAAGGGTACAGCTTAGAAAGGCTAGATCCTCTGCAGTATCGCAAGGATATTACGATCAAATTAATAAATTAATTGAGTTTCCAAAATAATACCAATCCCATACATTGATTATCAATGGCAGTAACAACTAAAAAAACATTTCCTAACGCAGTGGGTACAAACGGGCAGTCTGCGACTGTCTTTACCCCCGTTGGGATCGAATTGAATAACCATGATGATCTGGATGTATATGTAACTCTGTCAGGTGGTACAAGAGTGTTACAACTACGCCAAACAAGCGGTAGTACAGCACAATCTAGCCACCCACAGGTCAATAATACTGACGGATTATACTTCCCAGCAGTTTCAGCTGGTACAACTTTATATAACTACACACTATCCACAGATAACAATACAATTACGTTTAGCACTACGCTTCCTACAGGAGCTGTGGTGTCAGTTGAGCGTAGAACTAGAGACGCATCGAGTGATTATACCAACTTTGCGGGTGGTAGTACAATAAGATCTACTGATCTAAACAATGCGTTTGATGAGTCTAATTTTACAGGTCAAGAGGCTAGAAATAAGTCATTTGAACTGGAAGGGGCCTTGTTTGAAGGCGGTTCTATAACTAAAAACTTTGTAACATCATCACATATTGTAGATGGTACGATTGCTACAGCTGACTTAGCTAATAACTCTGTAACCACAGACAAAATAGCTGATGGAAACGTAACAACTGCTAAAGTTGCAGATAATGCTATAACAACTGCTAAAATAGCTGACGGGTCAGTTACAGGTGCAAAATTTGGATCTAATACAGTCACATCAAGTGCTATAGCTAATAACAACATTATAACTAGCAAAATAGCTGACGGTTCGGTTACAACTGTTAAATTAGCAGATGATGCAGTTACTAATGTTAAGTTAGCTAACAGTAGTGTAAACACCAACCAAATATTAAATAATGCAGTTACACAGGAAAAAATAGCTAATGATGCTATTACAAATTCACAGATTGCAGACGATGCTGTTAGAACAGCTCATATACAAGATAGTCAAGTTACATCTGCAAAAATAGCTGACGGAAATATAGTAACTGCTAAAATAGCAAACAACGCAGTTACAACTGACAAGATAGCTGACGGTGAGCTAACAATATTAGCTGGTATGCAATCTGGCACAGCTTCAGTTTTAGCTGATAGCACAGCTCTTACAGCTTCTACAGCAGAGCTAAACCAGCTTGACGGTATAACACTAGAAACCTCTGTTACTCCAAACAGTGATACACGCATACCTACATCAAAGGCAGTAAACGATCTTGTATTCTCTGTAACAAACGCCCTTGGCGGTTTTGTAGCTATACCAAACGAGACAAGTTTTCCTACAGCTAACCCTGACCCAAGTAACAATGCGGGTACAGTTGTGTCTATATCACAGCTTGCAAGCGGTCTTGCAGTCAACGGTAGCGGTGTAGCAACAATATCTAATGGTGCTGGAACTGGTAATACAGTAACCATAACTGGTTTTCCAACTAACTTACAAAGTCAAACATTACCAGCTGCTAGTGGTTTACAGGTTCAGACAACCTCAACACTGCATACTTACACATTTCATAAACAATTAGCTAGTGCAGCTGACATACAAGCTATTAGTGCTACGGTCAACTCATTTTCTAACAGATATAGAGTATCAGCTTCTGCACCTACATCTTCACTAGATGGCGGTGACTTGTGGTTTGACACAACTAACAACAAGTTAATGGTGTACAACTCTACTACGACAGCGTGGGAAGAGGTAACATCTACTGGTAACTTCTTTATAAACACCTTATCTAGCACTGGATCTGGTAGTGATAACCCCCCAGGTGGTAGTGCAACATTCAACGGCACGGCTCAAAAATTTGCTTTATCTAACCCTCCTCAGTTTGCAGCTCAACTCCTCGTCAGTCTTAACGGAGTCATTCAGAAACCTAATTCTGGAACCTCAGTTCCAAGTGAGGGATTTGCTGTCAGTGGTACTAACATTATATTTAGTTCCGCTCCTCCTGCTGGTGCTGATTTTTTCATCATTACCATCGGATCATCCGTAGGTATAGGTGTACCAAGTAACAACACAGTTACAAGTGCAATATTACAAAACGGATCAGTTACAACTGCTAAGATTGTAGACGCTAACGTGACTACTGCCAAGATTACAGATGCAAACGTAACTACAGCCAAAATAGCTTCTAACGCAGTTACTACAGCTAAAATTGCAGATAATGCAATCACAACTGCAAAAATTCTAGATGCAAACGTAACAACAGCTAAATTAGCTACTAACTCTATAACTAATGATAGGTTAACTACTGATTGTGTCAGTACAAATAAGATTATAGATGCAAACGTAACTACTGCAAAAATTGCTGATGACGCAGTGACTGATGCAAAGCTCGCCAACACGTCTGTAACAGCTGGTAGCTATGGTTCATCAACTTCTATTCCAAGCATCACTGTAGACGCTCAGGGACGTATTACAGCAGCCTCTGGCAACTCTGTTAACACAGATTTAGTCGGTGACAGTTCTCCGCAGCTAGGCGGTGAATTACAAAGTAATGGAAATGATATACATATTGCTGATAATGACAAAATAAGAATTGGTGGCACTGCTGGATCGGGCACTGATGGATACGAACTTTACCATGATGGTTCAGCATCATACATAAAAGAAAATGGTACTGGAAATTTAAGAATATTAGGATCTAATATAAGACTTGCTGATAGTAATAATAGTCCATATGCTTTTTTCACTACTGGTGGTGCAGCGGAATTAAATTTTGGAGGGAATGTAAAGTTCCAGACTAGAGGAGATGGAGTTAGTGTATTTAATGAATTAAGTGTTGGAACGTCAGATACTCAACAAGCTTCAGTTGCAAGTTTTGTTGGTGGTCAATATAACCAAGTTAATATTGCTGACGGCAGTAATAGTGGTTGGGGTCTTTTATTAGCTCAACAACAAGGTGCAAATACAACAAATACTTATACATATTCAACTAACTCAAGCGTTAATAAACCTTGTTCAATAGTTAATGTTAATAATGATGCTTTACATTTTGCCACTAACAATACTCCAAGATTTCGGATTGAACATGATGGCCATGTATTACCTTCGGCTAATAATTCTTATGACCTAGGTAGTGGAGGCTATCGTTGGAGAAACGTCTATACCAATGACCTTAACTTATCTAACGAAGGTTCATCTAATGATGTTGACGGAACGTGGGGTGACTGGACAATACAGGAAGGAGAATCAGACTTGTTCTTAAAAAATAATCGTTCTGGTAAAAAGTACAAGTTCAACCTAACGGAGGTATCATAATGGCAATTTTTACTAATGGAGTTTTTCCCTCTGGTGGTGAAGCTGGTGATGGAGGTGGTATAATTCAAGTTGCTCATGGTAGTAACTCAGGAGAACAATATTATTATAAAATTAATGAGGGCGTAAAAATGGCTGCTTGTTACGCTGACATTACTCCCAGAAATAGCAGCAATAAAATATTAATATTTGCATCTCTTGATGGTGTTGCACATAGGGGCGGTTCTGGCAACTCTCAAGCTGGTGAGTTTGAAGGTTGGTTAGGGTATAATGCAAGCTACAACGGAAATACGGTTACATCCTCTGGGTCAGGTGTCTCAGCTTGGACAAACATTGGAAATATAACAGGTTTGGGTGCTTGGTACAATACCTCTCAAGCTATTGGTTCTTATACTTGTTGCAGTTTACATTCACCAAACACAACAAATATTTGCAGATATACAATAATTGTCAATAGACGGTCTGCTGTATATTTTAATAATGAGTTTAATACTGGCCCTGACGCTGGGGGAACCGACCAAGGTACAACACTCTTACTTATGGAGGTTTCAAGTTAATGACACAAAATAAATTAAGATATGGACGACTAGATGCTATTGAATCTTTAAAGCCTAATTGTTTACAACATAATGATTTCTTATCTAAAGGGAATCCTATATTTCCTTTGTGGGATGAAAGTAAAGACGGGACAGCACCAACATTAGAAGAAATTGATGCTGAAGTTGTACGTTTAAATAATGAAGTTTATCCATTAGCTAATTTACGTTATATAAGAAATCAATTATTAGCAGAAACAGATTGGATGGCTAACTCTGATGTAGCAATGCCAGATGCTTGGAAAACATATAGACAAGCATTAAGAGATTTACCAGCTAACACGTCTAACCCTGCAAACCCTACATGGCCAACTAAACCAGAATAATTATGGGACAAACACAAGTGAGCAATGGTGGGATACAACCTACCATTCTCGAACCAATACAAAATTTATATACTGGATCTACTATAGTCTTTACGGTAACTGTTGCATCTAAAGATTCTACTCACAGATACAACGGTCAAGGTTCTAGCAACGGTTATAAAATAGATGGTAAGTTTGCCCCATTTATTGTACTAACGCCAGGAATTACCTACAAATTTGACCAAGCAGACAGTAGTAACAGTAACCATCCATTACGTTTTTACAAAGATGCGGCTAAGGTCACAGCTTATACTACAAACGTAACAACAAACGGCACTGCTGGTTCTAGCGGTGCTTACACACAGATTGTCACAGATGATGCTACACCTACGATTCTGTACTATCAATGCAGCCAGCATGGTCTTATGGGTAATGCTGTGCAAACAAACGGACTTGCAAGTAGTGTACCAGATGACGGTAGTATCACTACAGCTAAGTTAGCTAATGATGCAGTTACTACAACAAAAATAGCTGATGAGTCAGTAACTTTATCTAAATTACCTCATGGTACTAGCTCTAATAATGGTAAATTTTTAAGAGCAAACAATAATGGAGATCCTACCTTCGAGTCAGTACCTAATCAAAATTTACAGGCTCCAAATGGTCAAACTAGAATATTAGTTGATAACACAGATATAAATATAGGCTATGCTCCTTTAAAATTTGATACTGACCCAAATAACGTATTTAATATTAAAATTCAAGGGCCATCTACATTAACAAAAAATAGTTCATTTACACTTCCAGAAGACGGGTCTAATGGGCAATTTTTAAAAACAAATGGGAGTGGTGCATTAAGTTTTGAAACTGTTAATACTGATTTAAGTTCTGACAGTTCACCTCAATTAGGTGCTGATTTAGATACGAATGGTAATGATATTGATTTTGCTGATAACGATAAAGCAACTTTTGGTGCTAGTCAAGATTTAGTTGTACGTCACAGTAATAGTGACAACAATTCTTATGTAGAAGAATCAGGTGGTGGTAGTTTAGTTGTTAAGTCAGATGATTTTTATTTACAAAATGCTGGTGCTAACCATACACAAATAAAATCTGATTCAGATGCTGAAGTAGAACTTTCACATAATGGTACACCAAAATTCCAAACTACACAGGACGGAGCAAAAATTTTAGGTACTGGTAATCTTATATTACCTTCTGGAGATACGAGTCAAAGAGGTTTAGCTCAAGCTGGTTCTATTAGATATAACACCCAGACATCTCAATTAGAAATACATAATGGAACTACATGGGTAGGAGTTGGCAAAAGTACACCACAAATTGTAAGCGTATCCAATCAAACCACTAATGGTGCCGCTGGTACTACTATGGTTATTAAAGGCGAAGGTTTTGTTAGTGGTTGTACTGTTCACTATGTTGGAAATGATAACACTAATATCGCAGCAGGCACAGTAACGTTTAATAGTTCTACGCAACTTACTATTGTGAGTCCAGCATTGACTGTAGATAAAGCACCTTACGCTATAAAAGTAACTAACCCAGATGGCGGTTTAATAATAGCAGCACCAGAAGTAGAAGTTACTGCGGGTAGTGCACCAAACTGGACAACAGCCCAAGGTCAATTAGGTGGCGGTGCTATACAGAAAAATGCTGCTGTAAATATAACTGTTGCAGCGTCAGACGCAGATGGGCAAGCTATCACATACTCTGAGACAACAAGTGTTTTAACATCTAATAGCAATACGCCTGCTGCTACTATGAACTTATCGTTAAACAGTTCGACAGGTGTAATTTCTGGTACATCTCCTAACGTATCCGCAGACACAACATATAACTTTACACTTAGAGCAACTGATACTGCTACTAACTTTGCAGACAGAAACTTTTATATTATTGTACAAGCTGCACCACCTCCTAGCTATTGGTTTAGAGGATCATCACAAGGCGGTAGTGGTTTAGCAAGTGGCGTAACTTGGAGTCATACAGGTTATTATCCTAATGCTACTGGTGGATCTAACGCTAACTCAGATAGATTGTATAACTATGGTCAAGGTAACTCAGGTACATACGCTGGCTTTAGACAAACTGGATATACAAATGGTATTACAATACCTGTAGGACACGACAGATGCGACATCTATATAAGTTCAATCCAAAGAAATAACTATTCAAATGGTAACCAATGGACTTCAACACAACCAAGTGGTAACTCCGCAGGTACTGCTGCGTTTGGTGATTTAATGAGCAACCCTAGTACAGGACTGCATACTTATACCATACCCTCGGCAGATCAAGGTCAAGTAAGGTATTTCACAATGACAGGATACGCTGGGCAAAATGGTTATTGGCAACAACAAGTTACTTTAGTAAAAACATACAACCAAAACAATCCATAGAGGTAAAAGACGCATGGACAACATTCCAAGCATCTCAATCCCCAACATAGATCAGATACAAACTATATCCATACCTTTACCAACAGCTGATGTACCATCTTACAAGCCGCTTATTGTACCTCCGAGCGATCTTCGCAGACCAGAGGGGACTCAATCAACGGAAACCAAAAAAGAACAACCAGAACAAAGAAAACTAGACATACCTATTATAGATGTCCAGATGCCAGTTCCATCGCCTGAAGTTATGGTTACGGCTGTAACTACAGCGGTGGCAGCTGTGGCTACCACAACACTGGCTCAACCTTTTTTTGATCTTATAAAAAAACGTGTTCAAAAATTCTTACAAGGTAAGATTGACAAATGGAAGAAAAAAAGAAAAAAGGTTTAATGGATGGATGTGATACACACGAAGAACGCATGGAAATTGTGTCTACAATAGTAAGACTAGGCGTTGTAGTGTGGAGCGGATTTATAATAACATTAAACTATGTAGATGTACCAATGCTTAAAAAGTCGTCAAGTGCTGCGGATATAACTTTCGTAGCTTCGATTTTTGCGGGCGGTATTGCTAGTTTTGGTTTGTCTACATCAAACGGAAAAAACGGTAATGGCAAAGGAGAGTTAAAATGCTCTGAATGTCAAAAAATAATCAAATGAAAAAATTTCTACTACTAGCATTGTTGATACCAGCAGCTGCTAGTGCAAACACCGTGACACCGCAGTTTACACAAGGTAGTATGAACGCTACTACAACCACCACTCAGACTATAACAGAAGTGACGCAAAAACAAGTTTTTGGGGCGGCCACGAACACTTGGTCTGGATCTAACGTAACACCGTCTGCAGATATATCTGGGAGTGGTACAACATTCACAGTTACTGATACATCGTTACCTTGGACATTAGAAACAACAAGTCGAGCCGCAGGGTTAGTAGAGCAATGGGATACAACAACAAACTATACCATAAACTCTACTACTACCTCGCTCTCTGTATTCTCACAGTAACTCCAGCATACGCTGAAGGTGAGACAAACAACACTTCCAACCCCGTGGCCGCAGCTACGGGAAATGTTACCAATCAGGCAGTGCAATTTCAGAACAATGGTGCACCGTCTAGACAGCAATACGGCCCTAGCATATCCTGTAACGGGTCAACAATGACTTTTAGCCCCTTTTATATGGGTAATGATACCTCACCATACGACCCCGAAGGGTACGTAATTAGTGAAAACTGGGGCTTTCAAGTTAACTTTATGATACCTCTTGACAAGCGTGGTCTAGAACAATGTAGACGCATAGCTAAACGTCAGGAAGAAAAGATGCAATTAGACTTTGAGCTTGTACGTGCACTGAAATGTGCAGAATTGCAGCAAAGGGGCTTTACTATCCGCCCAGGGACACGTGTTTACCACATGTGCCAAGACATAGTACCAATACAATCATTATTACCAAAAGAAGATGCTAGCACTACTAAAACCAATCGTTTTAACTTTTTTAAAAAGTGAGAAATTTAAGTTATTTGTAGTTGATTTGTTAGAAAGATTAGCTAAAGAAAGTGACAACGACCTAGATGATAAGGCTGTAGAGTTTATCAAACGTGGTCTATTTCCTCCAAAGGTGGTTATAAGTGAGTGATGTAAAACGCATACCCCGCAGAGCTGGCGAGGATGAGTTTAATGAACTACATAAACTAATAACCCAAGAGCTTACTGCAAGGGTACGTAGTGGCGAGGCTACTACAGCTGACCTTAAAGTTGCCGCTGACTGGTTATACAAAAACGACATTACAGGTGTGGCGTTCGATACGTCACCCTTGTCTCAGTTAGCAGACATTATGCCGACTGTCGATTTTGACACTGTACAAAATGCGATAATTAAAAATGGCTCCTAAAAAACTACCACGTAACAAACTTAAAAAAAGTGCCAGAAACTACAGGGACAACCCCGAATCACGGGCCAAGAAAAATGCCGCCCAAAGACAACGTAACAAGACTAAATCAGCGATTGCGTATAGAGTTGAGCTCAAACGAGCAAGACGAAAGGCAGGGGCGGAAGGTAAGGGCGGAAAGGATTTTTCACACACTAAGTCAGGAAGATTAGTCCGTGAAGACCCATCTAAAAACAGAGCAAGAAACCGTGGTAAAAAATGACACCAGTACTTCCTAGTTATAAACATTACACACAAAACTTAATAGCCATGACCTCATCCGAAGCAAAACGTATGTGGAGACACGCTATCAAGGAGGCAAACAATTATGAATGTATCTATTGTGGAACAAAACATTGCGAACATGATCTTACCATTGACCATGTACGCCCCAGATGTGCTGGCGGTAGTCACATGTCTAGGAACTGCGTACCAGCCTGCGTCAAGTGTAATCAAAACAAAGGAAGCCATGACTGGTTAGAATGGTTTAGGGATAACTTTCCCCCAAACCCTATTCGAGAAAACTTAATACTACAGTGGATCAGATGATCCTCTAAGGCACCTAGAAGGCCCTACAAGGGGCCTTTAAACTATTTATGGTATAAACACTATGACAACTCCTGCAGAGGTACTCATTGACCAAACCGTTGAATTTTTAAAACAAGTAGAAGGTTTTGAACCTGTTGCTAGAACACCTAAAGGTATAAAAGGTGGTAAATCAACATATGGATATGGATTTGAGTTTAAGAATGATAATAAAACTAGAGTAACAGACGGGGAGACAATAACAAAAGAAGAGGCAGAACCTATGTTAAGATACAAAGTTACTGAGCTTCACAATACATTTTCTGAAAGATATGAAAACTATAGAAATCTACCTTTAAACGTAAAGTTAGGGGTATTATCTTTTGGTTTTAATGCTGGTATAAATGTATTTGAAGACCCAAGTAATCAAACTTACTTACGTCCTGCATTGGATAGTGGTGATCCTACTAAACTAAAAGATGCTATAGGTCGTTTTGTTTATGGCCCAACACCCGAACAGGGAGCTATACTTAAATTACGTCGTATGAAAGAACGTGCTATTATGGATAATGAGGCTTACTTTGATGAGTTTTTATATAACCCATTTGATGACGGACGTAACCCTAGAGATGCTTCAAGGACAGTAGGCCCATGATTGACATTGAATCTCAGTTAAAAGATGACTTTAGGTTCTTTTTGACTGCTATATGGACACACTTAAACCTACCAGCTCCTACAAGAGCACAACTATGTATTGCTGAATATTTACAACATGGCCCTAAAAGACTCCAAATACAAGCGTTTAGGGGTGTGGGTAAGTCTTGGATTACTGCTGCATTTGTTCTTTGGACTTTATTCATTGACCCTGATAGAAAAGTTATGGTCGTCTCTGCTTCTAAGGATAGAGCAGACTCATTCTCAATCTTCTGTCAAAGATTAATCCTAGAGGTGCCTTGGTTGGCACACCTAAAACCCAAAAACGACGACCAAAGATGGTCACGTATATCGTTTGATGTGGGGCCAGCAGCCCCTCACCAAGCACCTAGCGTTAAGTCTGTAGGTATTACTGGTCAGTTGACTGGTAGCCGTGCAGACCTAATGGTACTAGATGATGTAGAAGTACCTAATAACTCCATGACGGAGCTCCAACGGGGCAAACTGTTACAGCTAGTTACAGAATGTGAATCTATACTTACACCTAAGAAAGACTCACGTATTATGTTTCTAGGCACACCACAGACTACCTTTACTATCTACAACAAACTAAGAGAAAGAAGCTATAGACCGTTTGTGTGGCCCGCAAGGTACCCACGTAAGGTTGCAATGTATGATGGCTTGTTAGCACCCCAGCTAGCAGATGACCTAGATACAGATGACTTGGCGTGGAAACCTACAGACACCAGATTTAAGGAAGCGGATTTACTAGAACGTGAGTCTTCTATGGGTAGGTCAAACTTTATGCTGCAGTTTATGTTAGACACTACACTGTCAGACAGAGAAAAGTTCCCACTTAAATTTGCAGACCTAATAGTTAATCCTATTAACCCTACACATGGCCCCGAAAACATTATTTGGTGCTCAGACCCTGATAACATTCTTAAAGATCTGCCTTGCGTTGGTCTTCCTGGGGATTATTATTACAAACCTATGCAAGTACAAGGGGAGTGGACTGAGTATTCCGAAACCATCTGCAGCGTCGATCCCAGCGGACGAGGTGCTGATGAGACAACCGCATGTTTTCTTAGCCAACTTAACGGTATAATATACCTACATGAAGTGTTTGCAACCAAAGACGGATATAGTGATAAGACTTTACTAACAATACTTAAGAAATGTAAGAAATATGGCGTGTCTACGCTGCTCATCGAGAGCAACTTTGGCGATGGTATTGTATCAGAGCTATTTAGAAAACATTGTCAAACGACAAAGACAAACATTAACATAGAGGAGACTAGAGCTAATGTCCGTAAAGAAGACCGTATTATTGACGCTCTCGAGCCTGTCTTTAATCAGCATAGGCTTGTGGTTGATCCAGCCGTCATTGAATGGGATTATGCTTCAAATGCTGATGAGGCGTCTGAAAATAGACACCAATATATGTTGGCTTACCAAATTAGCAGGATGTGCAGAGAAAAAGGTGCCGTTAGACATGATGATAGAATTGACTCCCTTGCCCAAGGAGTTAAATGGTTTACAGATGCCCTTGCCCTCTCAGCTGAAGTAGAGATACAAGACAGAAAAGACAACGAGTGGTTAGACCATTTAGAGGCTTGGATGGATGACCCTCAGAGCGAGGCTAACCATCTTGTGATGGGGATGAGTTTAGACCAAAAAAGAGAAGCCCGTGGAATCTCCAAACACCAGTTGGAGAGCTGGATGTAGAGCAACGTTACCATAATACACGGGGAAGTGGTGCTCCCCGTGGGTGGAAACAGCGGTCAAGGGGGGGCATTAGCCCCTCCAGTCCCCCGATTGCTGGAGCCAACATCTACACCACCCTCTAAGGTACCTAGTGCAGTACGTGGGTGTCTTACAGGGGTGTCTAGATTTTGGTAAAAATTTTTATTCGGTATTCTACGTACGCACCCTTGCTGTGCCCCCCGATACCACCCTGCGTGACATTTGCTACATACGGTAAACCGTACTTGCCAGACTGCAGTTTTTTTGGTACCTCTCGGGGGTAGTACATATGTACCACTATCGTCATTGAGTATAAATACCTATTGACGCCACCCCCGAAATGTGGTATGAGGGCCGCACCTGGGGACGCTCGGGGATAATGAGTATAAATACCTATTGACTATTCTAGTTAGTGTGTGCATCGGCATCTGTTACGCTATATCTTGATTTATTAACAAATTGTAGACATATCTGGGGGGTGCTCTATATTAATAGTATAAATACTTACTATTAAATATGCTTATGAATTGAAGCCACGAAAACACTATATATGGGGTAATACCTTTACAGCTGGAACATATAAGTTTTACTAATGTTATTGCATTTAGTATTAGGGAAACTTATGTATAATTTGTAACAGTACAAATGTACTAGCTAGTAAAAGTTTACAAATTGTAACAATAGTACAGATGTATTAGTACAATTTATACGGTGTTTATCTTAGTTAAGAGCCACTATCACCGACGTTGCCGAGCTCTAAAGTTAAATTATTTCAAAATGTAACGAACACTTGAAAACGATTTTATCTCGGTTATATTAGGTACATATCCAAAAGGAGGCCAACAACAACAAAAGTCAATTATTACTAAATGTAACAACAGATTGACAGTAAACAAGATACCATATAATATAAAGGTATCAAACAAATAAGCCCAATAAAAAAGTTATCCGAAACCTTGCGGGGGGCCCGATGACGGAGTGACGGGGAACATCTACGGATGGTACATAGCTAACACTGATACGCATAGCGAGGTGTTACGGGTGGGCTGGATAGACCGAAAACCAGAAAGTACGGCTAATTTTATTACTTACCATAGTCTGTTGCTAGCCAACTAGCCAAATGTCAGCATTTGATAAAATACCTTGACAGACTATTTCATGCGGTCTATAGTTAGTTCAGGCGGGTGCAATTCCTACCAACCGCTCAAATCCACCATCATCAAATCGTGTCTTATTCTCAACTATCACACAATGCACGTGAGATTGTTGCTAAGTTCACACTAGCCACCAGCCAAGAAGTTCAGCTCGGCTGTGACTGGTATCCCTCAGCACTCAAAATCTCCGCCCGCATTGGCGAAAAGTATGGGCTCTCGGCTCAGGTTGTTGCTGGCGTCATCGCTGCCCTATCACCTAACAACCGTTGGGAGCGTAACATCATCGACGCAGAGAACGTCATCAAGGCGTGGCGGCATGGCGACGACGACGACGTGCTCGCAGTCAAAGTGTGTACGTACAAACCAATGCTAGCCAAGGCCCTGCAGATTCTCAACTCAGCATCCTGCTACATCGTTGACATTCTCAACGGCCCCAAAATCACCGAGTTTTACAACTGCATCACCAACCCTGCCATGACTGACGTGTGCATCGACGGCCACGCCTACAGTGTGTGGTTCGGCCAACGTCTCACCATGAAAGAGGTGCCACCCATCGGCAAGAAGCTACGGGCTACCATCAAGCAAGATTATCGTGACGCCACTGCGTTCATTAACGAGGAGCTATGCGAGCACTTCTACCCTGCGGACATCCAAGCTATCACATGGGTTACACACAAACGTATCTACAATGTATAGACAACTAACCTTCGAGCCTGTAATATGTGGGGCAGTCATGTCCTACAAAGGCATCCTATCTGACCCTGCCATTGTCCTCACTCTCACATCCTTACATGAGAAAAACTATGACCTCTGCGAATCAGCCCACACCGACAGGTGGTTCTTCGACCCCGAGCAAGGACTCTCACAAACGGAGACGCCCTACGCTTAAAGAGACACAAGCCAGCCAACAGATACCGCCCGAGGTATGGAGGGCCATCCAATACCTAGAATATCGCAAACTACGCCACAAACACCCACACGTATGAAAGTACTAATCGCCTGCGAGTTCAGCGGGGTAGTACGTGAAGCCTTCACCAAGCGAGGCCATGACGCTACCAGCTGTGACTACCTAGCTTCCGAGCAGCCATTCGGCAAGCACTATCAAGGTGATATGTTCCAGATTGCTTATGGTCACTGGGATCTTATCATCGCACACCCACCCTGCACAGATCTGGCAGTCTCAGGCTCTAAATACTGGGCCGAGAAAGTCAAGGACGGACGGCAAGGCCGAGCCATCGAGTTCGTCGAACGTATCTGGCAGCTACCCTGCCCCAGGATTTGTATTGAGAACCCTGTTGGTGCCTTGTCTACACGCAGTAAACTAGGCAAACCAGCCCAATACATCCACCCCTACCAGTTCGGCCACCCCGAGGCCAAGAAGACTGGCCTGTGGCTCAAGAATCTACCACCACTCATACCTACCAATGAGCTGGAGCTACCCGAGCGTGGCTACTGGGACAACCAAACACCCAGCGGTCAGAACAAACTCGGCCCATCCGAAGATCGTTGGAAGCTACGTGCTGCAACGTATCAGGGCATAGCCGACGCAATGGCTAGCCAATGGGGTTGACGTTCTCCCAGATAGCTGCTATGCTATCTCTGAGGGCCTCACCCTCTGCTGTTTACCACACAACTATCATGCAACCAAAGAAACGCACTTCAACATGTGTCAAGTCCATCGACGTTGACCCTATCACTGGATCAGCTACAGTTACATACTTGACTGGCTCTTCATACGAGTACACCAATGTATCACGCAGAGCTATTGCTAACCTACTCACACAACCACAGATGAGCCTTGGCTTCTGGGTCAACAAGAACTGCAAAGCTCAGGGCGTACACGTCAAGCAGATCGCAGACGCTTACTACCACAGACGTCCAAAGGTCAGAGTATCACTACCAGCGGAGCTAGCAGCAAATGTCTAACGTGAAACTAATCTTCGATCAATCCACAGCTCCCAGCCTACTATCTATGGGGCAGAGCTACGAGCCATCAACCAATGGCACCATAGCTGTTACCGTTGAGGACGCAGACAGCGGCCTCCTCGAGGACATACTATCCAATGCGGGTCTATCTATGCTCGCTGATGAGGTAATTTACACAGACTTCATGCAATGAAACAGTGCAGGCAATGCGGAGAGCTCAAGCCACTTGACTCCTTCCCACTATTCTCAACTGCTGGGGCTGGACGTAAGAATACGTGCAAGTCCTGTCAAAACCATCACGTCAGAGTTCGTAACCGCCTACGCAGGATGCACAAGCCACCATCGTCGGGTGCTTGTCCTGCATGTGGGAGGCATACAACACGCTGGGTGCTCGACCATTGCCACCGCACAGATCAATTCAGGGGTTACATCTGCGACCCATGCAACACAGCATTTGGCAAGCTTGACGATGACCCCAGGATTATGTTAAAATCTTTACAATGGCTACAATCACATGACCAATCCTAACAATTCCATCCAAATGTGGACACTCACACGTCTATGTCCATACCACTACGAACGCACAGTTCTTGGCGTATTCATTGATGCTGAGGCTGCACTGTACAGACTCAAAAGGCTTACAGATATGGCTGCTGATGGCGAAGAGTTCACGCTCGAGTGCCATGACGTCAAAACTATCACCGAGGAGCGTGTTGCCTTCGAGGAGTACGAGTCATCAAAAAAGTCCGATGGTTCAAAGGTAGTAGAGATAGGTGCCTAAGATGACTACACAAGAGTTTATCGACGAGGTATTTACTGTAGCCAAACAAGGCTCAGGGCAAAACCAGCTATCTACCTCAGAGGTTGTTGACGAGCTACGCATACTCAAAGACAAGGCTTTGAAGTGGGACATTTTACACAGATCATTTGTTGAAACATTATGAGCACTTTACACCACGAAACCATCATGGAGCAAATCTATGAGGAAGTACAAGAAGATCACCCCGAGCTTGACCAAGATGCTTGGGAGGCAATCGCCAAGATTAGATTCGAGGCTAGGTGCCTATGAGAAAACCTGAGAAACATGAGTGGATCTACGGTGTGTTTGGTGTTCTTGTCACATGGTCATTCCTTGGTTTCTTTCTACTACTATCTCTTATACTACCCGAAACTCGACCACCAAAATACCAACATTTACGGATTATCTCATCATGGCAGGACGAATATTCAACAACCGCATCAAAGAACTTAACAAATGGAAGGCCACTAACAAGTTGACACAAGTGACCTTCGACATGGGTTATGAGGCAGCTCTCACATGGGAGCTACCCCCATCCTATGTATGTGTAGTCAGAGCCATGTTACCCAACGGAAAGATCAATGAAAGGTCATATCGAAATGGTATAGCTGCCAAAAGATACATGACCAAGTTACTTGAAGATGGTAATGACTACATGGTAATGACCAGCAACGAAATCCTAGACACACTTGACTTTATCCCATGAACCCACATGACTTAGCCAATGTCCTTGACAAAAAGGGCTATTGGATAGATGATGATACTGGGGAGGTATCTATGTCGATTGATACCACACTCGAAGAAGAGAAACCCACCGACCTTTTAGTATTACTCGCAGCTACAGGACAGCTGGAGCTAAGGTATGACAGCCTTAACGACCCCAGGTTTTTTCTAAACAACTGGAAATGCTACGAAAGCATGGAGGAATACTGCAAGGTGCATCCACATGAACCCCAATGTAAAACCTATGATACGTAAACTAACTCAACGGCAAATTGACCGCCTTGATGACTACGAATACTCACTATTTCTCGCCTATGGAGACTCATTCAAACCTACACCGACAGTTTCTACTGGAGCAGGAAGCTATAGCTCAAGGGAAGCAGAGGCTTCACGACTCATTAAAGCAGCTAGAATCGAAGTCATACGCAAGTGCAAGCGTTTACGGAGTGTCCTCAATAAGAGAGGCATTACCCTACCTAGTTGAGCACATACAGACACAGTTCTGGAAACTTCAGAATGGTCAAGCTGGTAAATATTACCAACCAATCAAGCAGTACCTTGACGAGCTGGAGCCACTAGCCATTGCTACCATACTGTTGAAAGTTACCTTTGACAAAGTGTTCAGTACACGCACTAACCAAAATACATTGGTTCCCGTGCTGGCTGCCATTGGCTCTGCATTGGAGGCAGAAGCTAAGTTTAGATGGTACAAACAAGAGCATCCTAACCTTATGTCCTACATCGAGAAGACATACTATCACAGCTCATGTGGTACGCAGCAACGTGAAGCAATCGCTAGCCAAAAGTTTGGTTCTCATGGAATTAAATGGGATTCCTGGGGGACAAAGACTAGGCTGACACTAGGAAGATGGGGATTAGATGCAGTCATCCAGACTACTCAATGGTTCACTGTTGACAAACATAACCACAGAAAAAGGTATTTTTACAAGGTAGTTCCTACCGAGTTGTTTGACACCAAACGCCATGAACTAATCAAATCTGCTGAGTTATTTAGCGGTATTCCTTGGCCTATGTTAGTGACTCCTGATGACTGGGGGTATGATGAAAATGGTGAGATTATTTATGGAGGTTATCTAACCAACCGAATGATGAAAGGCCATGAAATGACTAGGGTTAGGAGCAACGTTACCATAATACACGGAGAAACGCCTTTAAACTTTTTAAATAAGTTACAAAAGGTGCAGTATCGTGTTAATCGTCACGTGCTAGATGTGGCTGAGGAGCTAGTTGAAAGAGGGTATGTAGTGGGTAAATTTATACCCATATCTCCTTCATTCAAACCACCTAGACCACCAGCTGCAGATGATGATGAGCAAGTAAACAAGTCTTGGCGAAGACAAGTTGCCGAAGCTCATAATGCTGACCGTATAAATTTTAAAAGATCGGTTAGAACTAGGACACAGATGGAGGCGGCTAGAAAGTTCAAAGACGAGGACTTCTATCTTTGTTGGTCTTTTGATTACAGAGGTAGAGCATATCCCATTCCAGCCTTCCTCACCCCACAAGATACAGACTTTGGTAAGTCATTGTTAAGATTTGCTAATGAGTGTAGTGTAAATACTGAGTCTGAGTTGTGGTTGTCTTTTCAAGTAGCTACCAGCTACGGGTTGGACAAGGCCACGTTGGATGACCGACACGAATGGGTCAAACAAAACAAAGACTTAATTTCAAGGGTTGCAACCAACCCCATCGAGAACCTAAGCGAATGGGAAGAGGTTGAGGAACCTTGGCAGTTTATGGCTGCCTGCCATGAGTATTATCATTGCTGTATCAAAGGTGATAAACACACCACAGGTCTTATGGTCGCTGTTGATGCAACATGCTCTGGTCTGCAAATTTTAGCAGGACTGGCCCGAGACAAGTCTACCGCTGAATTAGTCAATGTCTGTCCCAGCCAGAAACCAAGCGACGCCTACCTTGCAGTTGCCGACGAAGCCAAAAGGTTCCTACCGTCATACATGCACCGATGGATGACACGTAAGACCACTAAACGAACCGTTATGACTATACCCTACAACGCTACTAAAGACAGCAGTAGGAAGTACATAAGGGAATCATTACAAGAGCAAGGGTTTGAAGTGGACAAAGATGAGTTAACAACCATCGTAAATGCAGTCTATCAAAGCATGGACAGCATAGTTCCTGGGCCCATGAAGGTAATGAGATGGATTAAAAAACATGTAGGCCAGTACATCAGAGATGGTGCTACTGCAGTAGAATGGACTACTCCCTCTGGATTCCATGTATATCAAAAAAGAGATGACATTGAAACAGAGAGGATGAGATTACAGTTACTAGGGAGTGTCTCTATTAGGATACCCAACGGTAACTCAAAGCCCAGCCCTACCAAACACAAATCAAGTACGGCTCCAAACTACATCCATTCATTTGACGCTTCGCTCTTACACAGATCTTTTACTGAGTTCAATGAGCCATTCACAGTTATTCACGACTCCGTTCTTTGTAGAGCAGGAGACATGGGAACACTCAATTCGCTTGTGCGAGAAACCTACACCAATATATTCACAGAAGAATGTTGGCTTACACGTTTTGCACAGGACATCAATGCCACTGAACCACCACCAATCGTAGGTACATTAGACCCTACAGTTGTTTCAAATTCCACCTATTTTTTCTGCTAATGCCAACAACACACGTAACACCAAAACCAGTTGTACTCGACGGATTCCAAGCTATACTAAAAGCTGGAGAGTGGGGGTACAAACTATCTGCTCTAATTACAGACAAAGAGCTTCTTCAAACACTAGAAGAGGAGAGAGAGTCTGCATTGGAGTGGGCAAGAGGCAGAGCTAAGAACCCTAAAAGGGTGACAGTAAAGCCTGAACCTTGGGAAGAGCTAGAGAACAAAGCTGGCTCATACCATATCAGATTCAGCTGGAAAGATGGAGATAAGATATTTCCAGTTGTAGTTGACACAGAGGGGACAATCATAGAGGACAAAGAGACACCTATCTACAGCGGTAGTCAGGTTAAACTAGCTTTCTTCCAAAAGCCATATGTTCTACCAAGCGGTGACATTGGCACATCACTAAAACTAAAGGCAGTCCAAGTTGTTAGTCTTAACAGCGGAGCTGGTGTCGTTGACAGTGGCGACATGTCAGCCGAAGATGCTCAAGCATTGTTTGGTGCTACAAAAGGTTTCAAGACTGAACAACCTAAAGTAGATGCAGCACCCAGCTCTATTGACCCTGACGATGACTTCTAATGCGAAGTAACCTTGAAACAGATGTAGCAGATCTGCTTTCTCAAATGAAGCTAGACTGGGAGTATGAGGGTGAGTCATTCAAATATACTATTGACCACAAATATACTCCCGACTTCAAGGTAAACAACATATATCTTGAATGTAAGGGCTACTTCAAACCAGCTGACCGCAGGAAGATGCTGGCTGTAAAACGTGACAATCCTGACTTAGACATCCGCTTTGTATTCCAAGCACCACACAACAAGATTTCAAAAAAATCTAAAACCACGTACGCTGTGTGGGCCGAGAAACATGGCTTTCCTTGGTGTGCCTATTATGCAATCCCAGTCAACTGGCTTAAATGAATCAACCTTCTTACATCACGCCCCTTGTTCTCAGTGTGGCTCGTCAGATGGCAGTTCCGTATATTCTGATGGACATACTTATTGTTTTGTATGTAACCACTTTAATAGTGGGGAGTTATCTTCCACCATCGTCAAACCAAAATGGTCTAAAGCCATGCTAAAGGGCGATCCAATAAAATTACGCAAAAGAGGTTTAACAGAGGAAACCTGTCGTAAATATCGTATTCACAAAGACGGTGATACGCTACGTATGCACTATTTTGACAAAAACGGTCAAGTATGTGCAGCAAAAGTCAGAACAAAAGAGAAAGATTTCTG